GTTCGTCTGAACCAGGAGAAGGTGACCGCTGACCCCCTCGTTAGGACTACCAATGTGCGCGTGGGGGACATGATCTCCTTCACTGTCGATCGTCCTTTTGAAGGCTACAGCGATGCTGAAGTCCTCAAGCAGGCGACCGGACTGATCACTTGGCTCACGGCTAGCTCTAACGCTAACCTGATCAAGCTGATCGCTGGAGAAAACTAGTGACCGAGAATCTTGTCTTTATGACACTGATTCTCATCAGCCTTGCCCTTGGCACTTGCCTTGGTTCATTGCTGACACTAGCTTTCAGGGGTCGGAACACATAATATCCATGATGGCTTGGAATGTAAACCACTAGAAAGGTGGAACATTGAAAAGCCAGGTAGATCTCCTTGTCTCGCTGCTGAATGATTTCAGTAACGAGATAGGGTACAGTCCCGTTCGTGACATAGTCACGATCCGACAAAGACTTGATAGTGAGGGCGAACCCTTCCTATCAGTCACTCTGCCTCATCTTGCAGACCTCCTACTAGGTGGCCTGCGAGATGGAACTCTCCCTTCTTATGAAGGGTGGAGATCACAGAGAGGCTCTGTCCTCCCCCTGTTTCTTTCAGGGTTCTGGAACAGAATCTTTGACGGATCTGGCGTTGTCCTTTCGGAGCCTTGCGTCAAAAGTATTGGTTATCTTCGCCAGCTTCTCATTCTTTTCAAGAAAGAGAAAACGGTTTGCGATGACAAATACATCCTTGAGGCCATTGAAAATTTCCGAGCGACTGATGTTGCTCTTAGAGATCTTCGATTGCCTCCCGAGGCTGACGCAGCAGCCGATATCTGCAAAATTCTTTTTGGAGATATCGTTGGACGTGTTGTTTCGGGGCCTTTTGTCCCGAAGCATGGTCCAGGTGCGGTATCAGAGCGTCTTGGAACTAACGGAAGATGGTCTTTTAAGGCTATCTCCCCTGACGTTTCGAACCTCATGGGAATCGATTATTTTCGACCCACGTGGTATGACTCTCTGGTCGACCCTCCGGAGTTCGATATTATTCCGGCGCGGCTTATCGCCGTTCCTAAGACTAAGCAAAAGCCTAGGCTTATTAGTATCGAACCTTCCTATAACCAGTTTCTACAGCAGGGCTACCATACCCTGCTCAAACGCGAGCTCGAAAGAACTAGTGTTTGTGGTTATGAATCACAGGATCACAATCGTGATCTTGCGAGGAAGGCTTCAATGGATGGTAGTCTCGCGACTATCGATCTAAGTGAAGCATCGGATCGCGTGTCCTTGAAGCTAGTCTTAAAGCTTTTTGGCTTTAATCAGGGATTTATTAAATTCCTGCTAGCGACTCGTTCACGAACCGTATCCCTGCCAAACGGAGAAATTGTGTTTTTGCACAAATTTGCTTCGATGGGCTCGGCTCTCACATTTCCCATTGAGGCTATGGTCTTTTCGACCATAGTCATCACTGCGATCTGTTTTGAGCGAGGAGATTTTTCGAGGAGGTTCATCAAGAACCTTCTCTA